ACGGAAGCTGGCACAACAAAAGAATTAGCACCAGCAACAGTGAAATCTTGATAAAACGGACCACCATATCGCAGTGCCACCCAATTTGCATCTTGATAAACCCACAAACCTTCAGCACGAGGTGTGCCGTCACTGTAATAAACATCGCCCTCGGTGGGATTTACAGGGTCAGATGACTGTGGAGCATACCGAATGCGTTTTTGTGTTGGTGATTTGCCTTGAAAACTCATTAGTAATACTCCTCAACAATAATAATTCCACCGCCACCGTTGCCACCAGCAGCTCCACCTGTTCCAGCCGTACCACCATTAGCAGAAGCTCCAACTGTGTAAGTGTATGTGCTTGCGGGAGAAGAAATAAATTTTTCCGCATATCCTCCAGCTCCGCCGCCGCCTCCAGCAATTATAGTCGCAGTACCGCCAGCACCACCACCACCTGAGCCAGAGTTTGCCGAAGCGCCGCCGCCAGCAGCGCCTCCATTGGCCCCACCAATACCTGCGCCACCAAAAGGTCCTGCTGCCCCCGTTGCACCGTACTGATTTGGGCTTCCAACGTTTGAATATGCCCAGCTAGCGGAGCCTGTAAAGTTTATGTCACCGCCAGAAGCATTGCCCCCAGCACCGCCACCGCCAGGAACTCCGCCAGTCCCACCATTTGCCGTGATTGAACCGAAACTAGAAGCGTTTCCATTTGTACCATTACCAGCACCAGTTCCACCACCAGAACCGCCACCACCACCGCCAAGAACTCGAACTTTAATGTACTGAGTTGCGGCGTTAGTTGTGAATGTGGCACCAGTTCCAGAAGTTAAAACAGTTACGTGTGGAACGTAAGAAGGATTCGCCACCCAACTGTGCGTCGTCCCATTTGTGCCGAGCACTTTTCCGCTGTTACCAGATTGTGTGGGCAGTAACGCATCCATAGCAGAACTTGCGGAAGTTTGCCCAGTGCCACCTTTAGAAATGCTAAGCGTACCGCCAATATTATCAAGCGTTAAACTGGCTTCTGCCACATCTACAGTCGGATTACCAGCAACTCCATTTCCATTTGACACAGAAACTTTACTAGAACCGGCAGTGATTGTGCGTGCCGTGAATGTATCGGCAGCAGTTTGGGCCATTAAACCATTTGTGTTGAAAGCAGCAAGCGCAGTGAGCGTGCTGTCGAGTGGCTGTTTGTTCCCCAATTGCGTTTGTATTGAACTAGTGACTCCGCTTACATAACCAAGCTCAGTGCTTGTAACCGCAGACGCAGCAACTTTTCCAGACGCGTTACTTTCTAAAGCCATGTTTGCAGTTAAGTTGGACGTAACAATACTAGATGCACCGCCAGAAATCGCAGCTTGCGCCCGGGCGTCTTCAAAATAAAGATTGGTCGCGCCTTCAGCAACATCGTCGGTATCTAGAACCACAACTCCGGCTTGACCATTCACGCTTGTAACCGCGTCGGTCATGTCCCATTTGTCCCAAACCGAGCCATTGTTAACTACTTTATCACCAATATCAAAAGCTATTGCACCCGCACCAAAGTTTACCGACCCGGCAGCAGATACTTGATAAAGCCAGCCTGTTTTTCCAGTGTCGGTGTTAGCAAGTGTAGGTGTGTTGGTGGCGGCACTCCATGTGCCTTTGTATACAATAGGGTCTGGAAGCGCAGCAATAAGCCCCGCAAGCTCGTCTGTCGCTGCTTGCAGTTCATCCGCAGTAAGACCAGACGTGGTATTGTCGTATTTAATTTCCGACGCTTTGTCAAGTACGATGTCAAACTGGCCGCTAATTCCGTTGTATTTAATTGCCATAGTGGACTCCAAAATGGCACTCTTTGTACAAAGTTATCATGACGCAACAACTCCTGTAACCCTATCGGAGCTGTCATATGAAAGTGTAACTGTCAAAACAGTGACCGTAGCCAACTTATACACAATTTGAAAAATTTCTCCAGCGCCGTTTCCAGCCACTACATAACTAATGACCTGTTCATCAAATTCTACAGGAGCTAGGCTTCCGGCAATTCGTGCATTTAAAGCATCAACTGCCGTTTGAATATTGTTTGAGGTGTTTTGAATGCTAGATAATGTAGACTCTGTGGCAAAATCTGTGGAACTTATTGTTATCAACTCGTTAACCGCACTTTGCAACGTATTTTCTTGCGCAGCGTTAGCGGGAAGCGGAAGCGAAGCAGCAGACACAGGCACAGCCGTGGCCCGAAGTTGTGCATCCGTAAGTGGACCAGACACAGGTACCGGCGTGGCCCGAAGTTGTGCGTCAGTCAGTACCGTGGAGGTTAGCGTTTGAATTTCAGTTACTGTGTCGGCAGTGTTTGTTTCAACTTGAAGCAGTGTGGCTTCGGTGGCAAGTCCGGCAGTGTCAATTGTAACTGGTGGGTATACGAACTGAGCCATGTTAGCCTCCAACCTGTTTTAAGGTGATAATGGCATCCATAGAACCGGTTCCAGATGTGGAGGTGTATTGCAGTCTAATGTCGGTAAAAGGCATTTCATTGAAAATAAGCTGGTGGTCGCCGGAAGCGCCACTAATAGCAATTGCAGAGCCCATGCTCAAGTTGAACCAAGCGTCGTTGGCCCCATTACGGGCTTGTACAGTCACAACTCCAACCGGACTTGCACCCGCCCAGGACAAATGCACCGAGCCTTTATCCATATTTTGCACATTTACAATTTCGGAAGTTAAGTTGCCAGACAAATCTCCGGCATCAATCATCGCGTAGGAAGCGACTATATTCTTTCTGGCCATTTTGGTCTCCTTTTGGGTTAAGCCTTTTTGGGGCTAGATGAGCTAATATTGCCCGGCCAGGGGCATACAGGGGCTCATATAGGTGCAGTTATTAGGCTTTACGACCTATTAGCTGCTGCACGCCAGATTCAGACCGGCCTGCCATGTTCATTTTGTCCATATTGGCCTGGGCCGCTGCCTGTACGTTGCCATTGGCCCCAGAAACGCTACCAGGTTGGGCCTGGTTTTGAGCTTGTTCAGGGGCAAAATTTTGCTGCAAACCAATAATAGATTCGCCGGTCAACGACTCATCAGCAGGAATATCAAGCAAAATACCAAGTTGTAGTCGCTTTTGATAAGGCAAATCCGGATGTTCAGAAATTTGCTCCATTACCGCCTGCTGCGTTTCTCTATATATTTCCGGGTACACATATTTAATGGCTTCGATATGCTCTCGGGTGACGGTACCTTGTTCAAGCTCAGCAAGCACTGACAAAGGCTGCTCCACGGCTTGCAAATAGCGCTCAAACTTTGCCTTTTCCATGCTTGTAGGCTCATATTCACGAGGAAAAAGCATACGTGCAGGTCCGGAATCCATGTGCTTTGGCATCTTGTCATTTAAAAACGTGACTGCCCGCACGATTTGTTGTTGTGCTTCAAAACCCATGGTAGGCATGGACTGAAGCAGCGGTCCTAGGTTTTTAGCCAGTTTATCAGAAAGCACATCAGGATTAGCAAGCGACGCTACATGCGACTGAATATTTTTAAACGCAACTTTGTCGTTAGCTGGCTTTTTATTGTCATCAGATAGTGCAAATCCCGACTCGACTAAGAATTTCAAAGAATTTAATTTTGTAGGCCGGGCCGATTTTTTAAAGAAGTTTGTAACTGAAGATTTAACAAAGTCTTTAACTGACCCGACGCGCTTGCCAACCGACTGCTGGAGCACTGCGGTTCTGCGCATGTCGTTGAGCAGTCTGGGGGACTTGTTAATGATTTCAGTAAGAGCAAGAGCAGGCTTCTTAAATGCTTGTTTCTTAAGAGAAGACTGAATAGTAGTACCAATATGAAAAGTATTATTGGCTTCTTTTAATGCAGAAGCAATTTCCTTAATTCCACCATCACCGCGCGCCGCAACAGCTTCTGCCGCCTCATCAACTATATTTCGAATTTCAGAACTAAATTCTTTGGCTAGTTGTGCACGCCAGTTTTGAGCCTGCGCACCCGGAGCGTTTTTTGGTGCCCATACGAATTTTGCTTCAGATTTTCGCAAATCATTTAATTCTTTTAAAATGCCAGATGTTGGACCTTCGGAAAGTCCCGCCGCTCGTGCAATTGCATCCATAGACTTTTCAGTGATTGTATTGAATCTGGTGGCCAAATCTTTTTCAACATTTTTTAATTGACGCAAAAGTCCATAGTTTTGACTTCCGCTTTTACTAAGTTCTGCCCTGGTTCGGTCAACAATGGATTGAAGACGTGCACGTGGGTTTAAATTGTCTAAAATTTCTGGATTTGCAGTAACTTCTCGGTCTAAAATGTCAACATACTCGCCAATTGCCTTACCAGCGCTATTTACGACTTTGGTATTTACGTCTGCGGCAGTCTGGCCAATCTTTTTTTCTGCGCTAACAAGATTTTTTTCAACGTAGTCTACAAGTTTATCGCTAAATCGATGACCTGCCGAAGCACCTTCGTCAAGTTTAGCCATTGCTGATGGAGATAGCCCCACCCACTCTTGCGCGGCCCGAGTTCTACTGGTTAAGTATTCACTTGCATCTTCCAGGCGCTGCGCTACTCCCGTTATCTTTCCTACGTTTTTAATAACAGGAATTGTAGCAGACCCAAGACCAAGTGCGGCCCCGAATCCTCCGCCAATAAGTGCCCCAGGCCCAACATGGCTTAGCAGCGCTTCGGCACTGAATTTTTGATTTTCTAAGGCCATTTCGGAAGCATATTGACCTGCGCCAAGCCCGGCACCAGTCACGGCCTCACTAACAATTGGAGCCACAATTCTTTTTGCAGTTTCACTTGTTAATTTTTTGCTTGCCGCTGCTCCTGCCGCCTCACCAACCGTAGCTAACTTACCCACTGGAGAAAGCAGTTTACCGGGACCAACAATCCCGGCTGTGAATCCGCCAATTTCTCCCGCAAAACTTGTTTGTGGATTTTTTTCTTTATACTGCTTAAGAGCTTCTGGGCTCATGGCACCAGTCTCAGTCAAAGCCAAATCGCTTAAACCGCCAGAAGCTCCTCGTGCAAGTGCAAGTGCTGCCGCCGCCGCTGGATTGTCAAATTCCTTAGATAACTTTGTTTCTTTCTCAATTTCGGATAATTGTTCAGGCGTTAAAGTAGCATAAGAAGACGGGCCCGCATCTTGCGTGCCTGACTTTGCTAAAATTGCTTTTTCTTCATCTGACAAATTATCCCAAGCCATGTTATGGTCTTCCTAAAAAGAAACGGGTTGCGGCGTCACCTGCGGAAGCGGGGTCCATCCCTGATTGTCTAAATTTCATGTATACTTGTGCACGTTGGCTAGGCGTCCATTCTTTGTTGATAAGATTTCTAGTTTTAATAACCAAATCTCCTTCAAGAATAGCTCGCATTGCGTTCATACGAGCCTCTCCGAGAAAGTCTAAAGATGTGAGTTTTTTTGGGTCTCCAACTGCCTCTCTTAAACGTTCATATTCTGCGGGAGTCATTGCACCAGGTCCAACAACAGCTTCTCTTAATCGGCCAGTGAGCGTGATTAATGTGGACTCAATCATAGCCCTTCGTTTAGGGTCATATTTACCACCATTTTTCATTAAATCATCAATAGTGTTAAACATCTGTAGGGCAGCTTCGTTATCTGACCTAGCAGTTTTCCACTCTTTAAGACCGCCGTCAGCACCAGTAGGAACAATATCTTTTTTGCCATTTGGAAACACAACTACTCGCTCAGAAAAATGCTTATACTGTTTGTCATCGCCAGACGCTGCTAAATTTGCCAAAGCTTGGTCGATTTGTTGATTATGCCTAGCAATTTGAGCACGTTCTTGCGGAGTACCTTGTATAGGAATTCCAGTAGAACTTTGAACATTAGCTAAATAAGTAGTGGAAGCCGTGTTCTTGTACGAAGCAGCCATTCTTTGCATAGTTTGGTCAAACGCTCCGGCGATTTTATCATATTCAAGTTGTAGTCTGTCTTGTGTGTTTTGGTTTTGATAACGGTTATTTGCAGCGGCAACCACGTTTTTAGCACTGTCGAGAAGTTGTGCGCGTAGTTGAAGCTTTTGCTCAGCAGTCAGCTTGTCTTTTTGCGCTTGTCTATCGGCTTCTGCGTCTAAAAGTTCCAATACTGGGTTTTTTGCAGCACCGGTCAAACCTTGAGACAATCCGCCAAGTGCAACTGCAAGTCCAGCAAGAATTTTATTGCCAAACGAACCGTTACGCATAATTTCGCCAAAACTTCCAGCACGAACATACTCAGCATCGCGTTTGTCCATTGCTGACATTTCATTTTGGATTGCTTGTTGGCGGACTTTTTCTTGTTCTAAATAATTTGCAGTTTCTTCTTCAGCAAGTTTTTTAGCCTCACTATCTGCGATTTTTCTCCTAACGGGAGCAAAATGACGTCTAATTGACTCCATTGCCTCAATTTCTGTGGGGGTAGTTGCCACAGTCATTTCTTGCACAACTTGCTGAGGAAGTGCATCATTTATAGGCGCAGGGCTTGGAACAGTTGGAGCAGATTGTTGAAGTACGTTGGAAAGTTGCTGTCTTTGCTGCTCTTCTTGAGCCAATTTTACAGCGTATGGGTCATCAGGCGGTAAAATTTTTGCTTTAGGCTTTCCTGACAAATATGCGGACAAAGCTTGTTGCTGGGGACTTGTAAGCTCGGCAGCGGCCATATTCAATGGCTCTGTTGCAACATTATTATTTTGAAGCATTTGGACGTCTTGGATAGCCTGCTCAACAGGTGGGACAACCATCCCGGATTGCACTGCTTCTTGTTGCAGCTCAATGGGTAACTCCGACAAATTATCCACGGCAGGCGTAGCTGCATCTAATTCTGCTGGGCTTAAGTCTTCCGATTCGTTTGCCATGGTTATTCCTTATTCTCAAGCTTCTTAACACGTTTATGTAGTTCGGCATTTGCGGCTAATGACGCACCAAGCGCCTGCGCAATATCCACTGATTTTCCAGCAGGTCCAGGCTTAACCATAGACTTGCCAAGTTTTGATTTTTCCAAATCTTGCGCCATTATACCAACTCGGTGGCCAGGCGCAGCTCCTGGAGCAGACTCATTTTTGTAGGCAAATTCTCTAGCCGCTAACGCTTCCAAAAAAGAATTTACAGAGTTGCTTGCAGGCTTGATATCCTTTTTTTGCGTTTTGTCACTAAGCATTTCTCCCACAGCACTTCCGGTAGCTTGTCCGGACTGTTGCCCCATTTTCGCACCACCAGGCCCGGCCATTGCTCCGCCAATCGCACCAACAGTTCCGAGCAGCGCTCCGCCCATTTGCCCAGCAAAAGCCCTATCACGGGCAGCTTGGTCTTGCGCGTTTTGAAACCGCGCTTGCTCTGCTTGCGCCAGTATTTCTCCAGGTTGCATTACTTGTTGCAGGTCTTGCTGCTGCTGCGAATTAGCCAATTGCGACAATACATTTTGAGCCTGCTGCTGCTCCTGTGCTTGAATAATCGCACCTTGCTCAGCCACATTTCGTGCACCGGCACCGGCCTGAGACATTAAAGAGCGCTTTGACGCAGCAACAGAAGGTCCTCGGGCCGCAGACGCAGCAGCGAGAGTTTGTGCCAAATTCCGGCGAGTGGTTTTTTCCAGTGCTTGCGTGCCAAAGCTTGGACCCTGACCTTGAGACGTGGCTTGAAGCTCAGAAATAAGTCGTAGATTGTTTTCTCTAGACGGCGCTACTCGGTTTTGCACCGCTTGTCGAAAGTCGGTACGCGCAGTGTCAATTTGAGGACCGGCGCCTTTTTTTCCACCAAAAATTTTTCCCATGGTTAGCCTCGCTTCTTAGCTTGAAGCACGTCTAAAAAGCTTTTTGGAGATTTTTTGTCCGACTGCTTTTCTTTCATAAGTGCTTCTACAAAAGTTTTGGCTTTGGCAGGTGCATTTTCAGCTTTTGTAACGGAGCGCGGAAGCACAATTTCGCCAGGACTTAGCATTGCAGGCACAACATCGTTTTCAGGATTATCTCCACCTTCAGCATAGCCCGGCACTTCACCGCCACACGCAGCGCTCAACACATCACTATCTTTGTTGTCAGGGCTAGACTTGGAAGCAAGTATTTTACCGCCCATTCCAATCATGGTGCCTAGCAATCGCCGTTGTGCATCAGTGTTAGCATTAACTCGTTGTACATCTCCAGCAAATCGTTTTAGTTCTCCGGTAGCAAGCACTTGACCTGGTTGCATAACTTGAGCTAAATCTTGACCTTGTTGCGAAAGAGCTGTGTTGCCACGTAAAGCTTGTAAATTAGCAATTTCTTGCGCACGAGCTTTACCAGTGGCTTCTGCCAGGCTTCGCCCAGCAGCTCCGCTTGCCGACATAAGTGCGGATTGAGCAGGCACTCCACGAGAAGCAGCGGTAGCAGCAAGCAACTGCGACAGGTTTCTGTTTGTGGCGGCACGCATTTCCGCATCAGCAAGCGATGGACCTTGTCCCCCAGTTTGCTTTTCAAGTTGCTGGAGTAGCGCAAGTTGAGCGTCTCTTGCAGGCTTAACCCGGTCTTCAACCGCTTGTCGGTAGTCCATTTTGCTCATGTCGAGCCTTGGAACAGATTTTTTCTTAAAAACAGAACCCATTATGTGTCCTTATGGCTTTTTAGTTTTTTTACAAGGTAAATAATGTCTTTATCGCTAGACTCTAGTTCAAATCCACATGCTAAAATTGCTTTAATACTGACTGTGGAACCGGCAGCGCCAGGAGAACAACTTCCAAGCACTTTGCTAAATCCCATTTTAAGCGCTGTTTCTTCTACGATTTCCAAAATTTGGCGACCATAACCAGTTTTACGCATTTCCGGTGCCACATAAATGTCTTGTAAATATAGGCAGTCCTGAAGGGGTCGCACAATTGCAAATCCATGCTCCAGCTCCAGGATTTCAGCGCCTTCTCGTTCCTTGATATAGGCTTTCCACATAGGAGCTGCATTATAGCACACTTTTTCAAGCATGTCAAGAAACTCCTTTAATTTTTGCCTGACCAGGCTTATACAGTCCTTTTTTGGTTCCGACTTCCATGGTCAAAGCGCTTAAACTCAGTCCTTCCCCGGCCACGGTTTGCAAGTCCTGGAATTGCAGTTTAATGGACTGGCATTTCTGCTTTTCAAAGTCAAATCTGGCCTGATAGGGGCTTGCTTCACCGCCGTACACTGACTCTTCGCCATAAGGACTAACACTGCCATAAGTACTACCGGACACAATATCAGGTACCGGATTAAGAATTTTTTCATGGGTCCACGCATTCACAAAGTTATAAGCAGCCCGGACTCGCAGTTGATGGGTTGACTTGTAGTCCCCCAAAACGAGCATTTTATAGGCCCGTTGGAAGCCTTGAAGCCCAGCAACGCTTATCCAGGCCGTTTCAATTAAAATAGATATGGGGCTACCGTTGTCTGAAAAACTAGTTGCGTTTTCCTTGAACAATGACCCGTCTGTGCGGACATAATAGTATGAGGTGCCGACTATTTCCGCACTTTTTGCCTGGTGGTTGTCAAACGTGCTCCAAAGTCCAAGCAAATAGTTGTAAACCAGGCAATCGCCGTCTAGGGTGGTAAATCGCACTTGGTTGTTTGTGCTGACCAGCTTGGCGCTTGTGATTGTAAGTGCGTTATATTCTTCAACCGGGGCACCAATATATTGAAGGCTCATAGACCGGCTAAGCAAATAAATACCTTTACTGCTTTTAAACATAAGGCCATTGGGGGTAAGCACTACGCTCGACGGGTCTGTACAACCAACGTCAATAGCTACTCGCTCAGGTTCAGTAAACGAATCTTGTTGACCAAGGTTATTAGGTCCGCTACCCGCAATAAACAGGATTGCCGACTGCTTAAACACAACCATTTTTTCGTCCATGCTTGCAAGCGCAGTCACAGGACCACCAATAGCATCAACCGGCTTTACAAGCGCAGGATTCCATTCTACAGGCTTTCCTTGGTCTCGGATTTTGCTATAAATAAGCAGATTGTCGTCTTCAGCTATGGCAAATATGCGGTTAGAAGACGTGTGAACTGCAAGCAGTCTAGCACTGGGGGCCTGTCCATTTGCAAGCACATCCCCCGTTGTATATAGGGGCAGCTTTGCAATAAGAGTTGAGTCCGCTTCTGTGCAAGTTATTGTGACCGTGTCAACAGTAGTGTCGTTGGAGGCACTGGCAGTCAGATAATAAACTGACCCAGACGCTTCGGTGCGGTAAATCTCAATAGTAACTTCTGACTTATCTGTTAGTCTGTAGGTTGGCACTACTATTTGTTGCGTTTGAGTAGACCCGCCAGCAGCAAGCGTTACATCCAAATTAGGCGACGGCGTACTGCGATGTTCTTGGCCATAGTTATCTGTCCATTTATACACTGCAACAAAACCGTAGTTGCCATTGGACATAAATCCGCCAGACGCAGCATTCGTACCAGCAGTAATAGCGTCAGGGAACATGTTAAAGCCGTGTTCAACCAGTTCATCACCGTCGTAAGCACGTAACAGGCCGCCAGAAATGTGGAGGTTGTCCCCAAGGGTTGCAGTTTGCAACGGATTGTCCTCAACGTGACTAATAACCGTGCTTGCAACTCCTAGCACACTAAAAAAATCTTCATTTTCTGCTTGAATTCGAGTGGCGTACCGTGAACTGATTAGTGCCTGGTCATCGGCAATCTTCATTGTATGCGGCAACGAGCCCACAGTAATAAGTCCAGAACTAGTTTCAGGCGCCGCTTTTGTAACAACATTAGCAGATTCATCTAGAACAAACGCAGTTGATTGAAGTTCGGAGCCAAACACAGTCGGAATAAACGAGGCAGTCCCCACATAATAAGGCTTAGACCAAAGACCAAGCCCACGCACAAACACACTTGGTGCCACGGTTACCGCACCCATGTTGTCAATTTGCGCAGTTTTTATGTAATTATATATGGGACTGGCACCGGCAACTTCATACCAAAGCTTATATTCGCCAGATGCAGTTTCCAAAGCACCAATAGTTGCGACTCCAGCAGTTGCGTCAACCACCGTAGAGGCCACAGTTATTGTTGTAAGCAGAAAATTAACTTGAAGCACTCGAAGCTCAGTTGCCGAGGCAAAAAGCACATTAATCCGAGATGCAGAGTCAGCAAGCACTGTTATGGCCGCAGAATCAGGCGTAGTCGGGACTCCAAGCCCTGTTCCGACCGTCCCGTCTGCGTTTATTCCCACAATCCGAAGTCTGGCGCCAGCTACCGAACTATTGTAGGCAAGAAAAATCTTATTTTGAACTGTTTCAACGTCCCAAACTTTTCCAGATGTGTTGAGATTGTTTGCAACTGGCACCACGGTCTCGGCAACTTCTGGCATGGTTAGCGATACGCGCCGCAGGTTAATTGTCGCGCCACTAGAATAAAAGATAAAAGCCACATTATTAACTGCAACAACTTTTACCTGCTCGCCCGCACCCAACAAGTTGTTAGAAGCCAAAAACGAGCCGTTGGTACTGTCTTTTATGCTGTATCGGGCCTCGTTTGCAGCAGTGGCATAGGCGTGAACTTCTAAATTGCCAACAACCACCACATCCGAAGACACACAACTTGACGCTGCGTTTATAACCGGAGTACTAGTAGTATAAACTGGATAAACTGGACCTTTTGGAGCCAATTTCTGCACAGCGTCGGAAAAACTATAGAGTACGTTGTCTGAAAATATGTCCAGTTCGTTTTTAAATGTAACAATCTTTTGTGCGGAAATCAAATATTCATTACCGACCGTGTATAAAGGCACAACATCATAACCATTGCGTTTTTTAATCGCAGAAATGGTTTCGTACGTTACGTTTTTGGCCTTCCGAAACGTGGCAAGCAATTGCTGCTTGGGGTCAGTTTTTGTATCGATTCCTTGTCCAAATTTGACCGGAATCAATTGAGTTTGAAGTGCCATTTAGTCCTTTAAAAAACTTTATAACCGTCAACGCCATTGCCAACAAAAAATAGCGCTCCGCCGTCCGAAGTAATAGTCACAGAAGCCGCACCGTCAATGGTGTCGCTGCCGGAAGCAAGCACAGTCAGAGTGTTTGTTTCGCTGAGCAACGATGCATCTTTAACAACATATAAACGGCCCGCCGACACAGAACCAGCTAAAGGCAATGTTATTGACCGGGCAGCACTGGTATCAACGTCCAAAAATACATAAGGGTCGCCAGAACCAACAATCAAATCAGTGTTGACTTCAGTATATTGCACAGTCTCAAGGCTTGTTGGCGTGCTTACCACGCTGCCACCTGACGTAATCTGTACTGCAATGCCAGAGCCGTTGGTAAACCACAAATCGCCAGTCGAACTAATAGAATTTTCCGCACCAATACCAGAAACAGGGCTCACAAGCTCATTAAGTTGCAAACTGGGAATATTGTCGAGCTTAAAGCCATTCATTTGCAAATCTGCGTCAATATTTATGGCCGCAGTTACAATTTTTCTACCTTTTCCGGAGGTGTGGTCATGTGCGTCTACCGACTCCAAAGCTGTGTTTAGTTCTTCAGCCCAGTCCGGGCCAATAGTCACAGTAGGAGTAGGAAGTGAAAGGTTCATGTATGGAGTTGCCATTAATATACCCAAATATCTATGGTCGTTGTAGCGTCTGTCCAGAGCAACAGCGACGATTTCTTAAGTGCGTTTGTATCTTGCGTGTCCCAAATTTTACTTTGCGCTCTATTTCTAACAACGATGTAGCCCAAAATCTCACGACCAAGCTTATGTGACACTTGGTTTGCACTTCCAGGAACTAGTTCAATGCTCTTTAACTGCTGCCCATTTAGCAACGAGCATAGCATAAACGGAGCAAAAAACTCATCTAGCCGGTCTTGCAGTGCTTGCGTATCCGGACTGGCATTTGCAACTTTTTTAAAGCCGCGTATGCCAGACATTAGTACCGTCCAAAAAGTGAAGTTTCAGTCTCTTCTGCGTAAATATCAGTCACAGATTCAGGCTCATTAACGTCTCGGTCTTTAGCCAAGGCTTCAATTCGTCTTTTAAGCTCTTCTTTTTGAGCCATGAGCACGGTGACGTCGGATTCTTGCTTGTTGAGCATTTTAATCGCAACATCAACAATCACATATTCTGCAAAACCATTAATGTCGTCAAAGGTGTCGGTATCGTCGGCAAGTGTTTGTGCCACTGGATAGTAAAAAATGCGAAAAGTAAGCCCAGAATCGGGCGTTCGATTAAGACGTAGTTTGCTTCCAGTCAGTCTATACTCTAAATAAGGTAGACCAAACGCAGAAAGTACTGTTCCGATTTCTTGTTCGTTGCGTCTATTAAAATTAAAACGCTTAACAGTCGCCCAATCATTGCCAGTACCGCGCTTAACATCCACGCCCCGAAGCTTGTAGAACTTGGGCGCAGCAGAATAGTTTGTGCCGTTTGGCAAATCATAGGTTAAAGAAGTTGTGGCAGCAAACTGCACTTCTTCCAGATAATAGTCTTCGTTGTAAGCGGCAATAAGCAAATCATGCAGCTCAGCAATGGAACTATTTATATAAGCAGTGAGTTCAGCGTCACGTACAAACGTGGAATCTTCCATGTCTGAACGCTGCCTAGCTTGTGCTTTTAGCTCCGCAAGGGTAATTGACATTTAAAGTCCTAGAAAGCTAAACCAGGCCAGTTAAAGCCTAGCCTGGTTTAAAAAGATTATTCAGCCTCAGACTCTTCAGAAGGTTCGCAGTCTTCACACAATGTGTAAAAGGACTTCAAAGCTTCCGCAAGAGCTTTCGCGTCTTTTTTCTCAAAAGCAGACATGATTTCTTCCGCAACATAGGAAAGCTCGTCTTCCGGTTTTGGAGCCTGTTCAGACTCCATTTCCGGGTTGGGCTTAGCCATGCTGGCGATAATCATAGTCGCCTGCTTTTTGTTTTTGTCATCCGACATCATCATGTGGACGTCCGATTAAACAACGCTAGAATTTTTAAGGTCAATGCGAATATAAAGAACGCTTCCATTTGCCGGGTCCGGAGAAGAAGCAGCGGCGTCTACAGTGTGAAAACTGATTGTTTTTGACGACGCGGTTGCCACAGCTTCTGCGTTAAGCACATAATGAAGGCCTTGAGTCCCAGCTTGAAGTTGGGTAATAGAAACGTGCATCAAACGATTGTATATATCTTGTAGCACAATGTCATAGTTTCCTTGTGACGTTCTGCTAACAGAAGCAATACCAAGACCGTGGGTAAGAGTGGGTGCTCCAGAAGAGCCAATAGCCACTTCAGCATACAAGCTTTTTACTTCTTTTTCCAAAGCCTGAAAACGATTGAAATTACGGTTAGCGATAGATTTATCCTCTTTCGTTTAGTCTGGGGCCAACACAATTGTTGCCGCAGCTAAAGAATATTATTCTTTCACATAGGAGTATTTATTAGGTAAAATGAGCAAAAAATGATACAGAGCAGATATAAAAAAGCCCCCTGAAGCTCATACTCCAGGAGGCCAAACTAGTCTAAATACCCGAAAGTATTAGCTAAGTTTAATGTTGACGTTCCAGCCCGGAGCGCGGCAACCTAATTGAGCATAGTACCCAACGCGGATTTGCACGCCATCGGCGGCAGCTTCACGCAGCATTTTCAGACCATCAGTGTCCAAAATGCGCGGAGCTTTACCAAGGCTGTAGAGCTTCCACACGTCCATTTGGAGCATGAACGCACGGCCAGCGGGACAGTTTTGGTCAGGAATAACATTAATCGGACCACGGGGACCGTTAATGACCATTCCACGGAAACCAATGTCCGCTTTAACCTTGAGGTCAACGTATTGAACTTTTGAGCCCAATGCTTTCTCGAGGTTAGCATAGTCCACATGGTTCATGAAGCAATGAGTGGGCTTAGCGCCTTCGCGAGCAGCGCGAGAAGCAGCAGCAACCAAACCTTCTTCAATCGGCATAGCAGACGCGTCAAAGCGGATACCACCAAGACGGGTTTTGTCAGCAGTACGGTCAACGCTAAAGAACGGAGTGCTGGTCGGAGCAGTGTCCGGAACCCAAGCGCGAAGTCCTTTAAGTTTGAGGTCGTAATCGCCCGAAACAAAGATGTAGTCGTTAGCAGCAACGCCCGCGCCAGAAGCAATGGCAGAAAGCGCGTCCACAGTCAACTCACCAGTATCGCGGTCAACACCAACGATGCTAACGCTACCAGACTTAACTGAGCCGCCACCGTTTGCAGTCGAGAACACAAGTTCCATGCCGACTTCAAAGTTAGTGACGTCATCAGCCTGTTTCAATTGCAGCGACGTGCCCGTAGCGGACGCGTTACACTGACCAATAGAACCAGAGCCCGTGCCGTAAAGAGCAACGGCGAGCGAACGCGTGATGGATTGCATTGCGCCATCGCGGCGCTGTTATCGCAAAGGCTTTTTATCCTTTGCTTCTAGTAATCACAAAAGTTTGTTGGATTTTCGGCAATTATCTAAAGCCCAGAGTGGCTGCAAATTTGTATAATGACAAACTCTTTCCACTTCTTTTGGGTCTAGCAAATTTGCTTTAGACAAAGGAAATATATGGTCAATGTGCCATCCAGCAGGTCCATAATTTTCCCAAGTCATTCCAACTGTCCATTTAGCTTCGATGTATAGTTTTAGTTCCATTAAAGAACATCCGAGCAGTTCTAACGTTTTTTTATGCTTTCTACCTTTTAACACATCGTTTAATCGGCGTCGAATATTAAAAACAACTTTTGCTTCTGGGTTTGTTTTTTTATATTCTTTTACATAACGGTTTTTACATGCTCTAACATATTCTCTATTGGCAGTTTCCCAAGCTTTAATCATTTTTCGATTCTGCTCAGGATTTGCTGCTCGCCAAGCTTTACTTTTTCCATTTATATGCAACTTATTTTTCACATAATAATGGCTTTTATAAACACTTTGACAAACTTTACATCTGCTTTGCTTGCTGTTAAACTCTACTTTCAGTTTAGACTGCAAACAACCAATGCACACTTTGCTTTCACTAGGTCGGCATATATTTTCACCCTTTAGGGCAGGGTGTTGGTCACTCGTGGGAGTATTTTGTTCTTTTTTCAAAGGTTCAACTCCTATGCTCTACACAGTGTGTTATATTTTACCCTAACACATTTGCACGGTATTGTCCAGTAATTACTCTGAAGTTCCACCGTTTTTGACCAATTTTACATTCTGCATTACTGCAAAAAGGAGACCGAATTAATCTCGACAGTCGCTGCTTCCAAGAAAGCATTCGAGTTGCCTTTTGAGGCTTCCAAAGTCTCGTTATCAATCGAGGCAATGGAATAATCTTTGTTACGAGTCAACACGAAGTCTTTCAACTGCGAGTTAGTCGTACCAGCAACAGCCGTGCTAAACGTAGCAGAGCGGTTTTGGGGGTTCAACCTGTTATCGCAAAAGCTTTTTATCCTTTGCTTCTTTAGTTTCAATTTACTAAAGTTCAGACTATATTTTCATCCTTTTAGGATGTTGGACACTCGTGGACCAATTTTATTCCTGCTTGTGCAGGGTTCATGGTCTAGTCGTTACACTGTCTAAAACTTTTTACATCTTAGATTAGCACGGTATTAGCATCTCAGCCTTCACCGTTTTTGTCCAATTTTATTTCGGCAACCTATTCACCGAAAATGATGGGAATCGGAAGATTCTTACCACCAAAATCTTGCATTTTGCTCAGCATAGCGAGCAGCGGGTTCACTTTGTTATCGTAAAGGCTTTTTATCCCTTACTTCTTACTGTTACCAGTAAGGTCAGCATACATCATCATCCTAGTCGGATGCCGGACACTCGTGGGAAATTTATAGTCTTGCACTTTTCTTTAAATTTTCATGCCACCAAAGTGGCTGAAGATTTGTATAATGGCATGCTTTTTTAAATTGCGCCCTATCAGTCAAATCAAAACTAGACAGTGGAATGACATGGTCAATATGCCACCCATTTAATGCCCAATTTTCCCAGGTCATTCCTGGTTTAAATTTTGATTCAAGCCATGTTTTAAGTTCTTCTACAGAACAGCCCAAATCATAAACTGCGGAGCCTTTTTTTTGCCGATTACGAATTAGTTTATTAATCCTATTTCGTAGCGACACTCTAAGTTTTGTATTTACGTCTGAATGATAAGCTTCTTTTTTTAGGGTATTAAATTTTGCCCTATTTGCCTTACCATACTTTCGCTTATACAAAAGCAATTCTTTTCTATTCGCACCCATATAATTAACCATATATAATTTTCTAGAATCTGACAAACATCGATGTTTTCTACACATACCGATTGTGTTGTCTTTTCTTAATTTTTTATTACATACGGCGCAGTACAAGGT